TCAACATCTTCAAATTTGATAACATCTTTTCCTCTGCCTTCATCAAATGATTTTGATAATGGAAAGACTGCAAGCGTGAAATTTGAGGGTGTTGTTTGACCACCATAGATGTCTGACAATTTTAGATAGCATTTAAAACTGTCACTTGTTATATCTAATGAAGAAGCTGTCAGTGCTTTAATTGAAGAAAGATCAAAATAGACTAAACCTCTAGACAATTCTATTGGATTTGTTTCGCCTGTGATTTCATTTTCATCATACAGCTTGAATATATCAATAGAACCTGCTTGCCCTACATTAGCATCAGTCACTCTAATTTGACCTACAATCTTATTAGTGATGTATGAGTCTCGTGTTGCTTGAATGATTTTGTACATGGTTACACCGCATTCCCGATTATATCGTAGTCTGAGTATTTCATCTCAAATATCCCGCCTCGAGGTGGTTTGATAAGACCACGAGAAGTATTTGATGTTAGATTGTATGAGACATCTGAGTAAACTCTATCTTCGACATTTCCTGATCGTGTAATGAATCTGTATCTCTCCAATGAGATTACACCATACTGGTTTATAATCAGATTCAAGATATCACTAATCACAATAGGCTGATCGATCTGAAAATTGATTACGCTCAGATAAGATGAAATATTATTGTTGATCTTTTGAAGTGTTGTTGAAGCATCAACGCCATCTGTCAATGCAACTGTGTACGAGAATCCGTAATTCACAATAAGCGCATCGACTATGTCATATGAGTCTGCAGTCAATCTGAACTCATTGAGATATTTTGCAATATTCTTCTTAAGACTATCAGGTGATATTGTCAAATGAGCATCTTGATCTCTGCTGACAACATATAGAATTGATGCGAGAGGATTTGTTGGATTTGATCGTGTCCCAACTCTAAAAACTCTTCCAAAATTTGGAGGCATTGAATAGACACGTGCGATCAAATCTTGTCTTGTCACAATACGTGATTGTGAATTTTTAAAGTTCAAAGCAATTGATCTAAACTCATTAAGAGAAGGTATATTTTCACCTCCTATTGCTGATGATTCATTTTTCACTTCAATAGATGATCTTATCTGTGCAACTTTTGTTGATGGCACTGATTGACCGAATTTTGTATTTAATGAAATGATTGTTCTGATAGTATTTGCAGCAACATTATGAGAAAGACTTCCACCTGATCTATAGTAGATAGACAATGTTGTATTGACAGGTGTTACTCCTAGACTTTTTGTCTGAAGTAGCGCATTTGGATCGATTGCAACTCTTGAGAATGTTTTTCTATCACCATACAATGGTAAGGCAACTTCACTAGGATCTGGTATGATGTCATCATCAAGCGTGTCTACTCTTCCCGAACCGAATACAAGCGAAGTGACTGCTGTGTTAAGTGTTGTCTTTGTATAGAAACGATAGGGTGCAGGAACGATATAAAGATTGTCAGGTACAACGTCATTGTCTGATGCTGTGTTAGATACGCGCTTAAAAACAACGTCATTTGTAAGCGACTCAACTTCATAGTACTCGTTTAGATCAGAATCTACAACGCTCAGAATCTCTGAAACATTATTTCTTGAAAGAGTAATGTTTCTGAATGGGACAAACGTGTTTGGTATGACAAATTTTTCTTCAATTGTCTCACCTGATGAGCATAGGGCACTTCTGAGCAATGAATAAGTGAGAGGATTGCCTGCATTATCAGATGTTAAGACACTTACGTCAGCAGTCAGCGCGCCGTTAGACATACTCGCAAAATTGATATCATCTAGCAATTCAAAGACAGTTCCATTGCTTGCTTGTAATTTTGTCTTTGATCTTATGATAGGCAGATAAGCATGTTTAGGTCGATAGACACCACTAACAAGCTCAGATTCTACCTTGATGTAGAAACTTACCATACAAGATGCAGGTGATGCGCCTTGTATCTTCACACCTGCAAGTCTGATCTGACGTTCGATATTCGTCGGTTCAACAGCAGTTTCAAGATTTAATTCATTGAATTGGTGATCAAGATAGAATGACATTACGTCACCCACGTACGATGTCATATCATTGAACATTCCACCAAGCGATGCATCGCTAAAGTCTTGAATCTGGTCAGGAAAGTATGTCTTGACGTATCGCAGCAGTTCAGACTTGAAAGAGTTGAAATCACGATTGAGATATGATCTCTCTTTTTTCTGAACAAGATTTTTCTTGATGTTGAATGTAGACATTCGTTAGCTCATTGCTGTAAGAGTGATATCAAGCTTTCTTGCTTGTATTCCTAATCGTTGTATTGAGTATGTGACAGTTACAATAATTCTTGAAAAGCCGTCATTCTTTGGAGCCTGTGGTGTACAGACAACGTTATTCACACTCACTTGCGGCATGTACTTTTGAGTCGTATTGATAATTGCACGTGAAGCTTTCTCATCCCAATCATCTTGTGATACACGTTCAGTTAGAAGCGAGTTCAGATTTGCACCAAATTCAGGATACATGAGTCTTTCACCGTAATTCGTGAGAATCATGTTCTTAAAGTTATCTATTATGTCTGATTCGATGTCAAGATGCTGGTCAAATAATTGGCCTCTTTTTGTAGCTTTTCGTAATGGTGTTTTGATGCCTATCGGAGGAGAATCAACTGACGGAACGGTCTCGATTCTCTGACTTATTACGCTTCCGCCGCCCTTAAATGACCTTGTTGTATGTGTAGTTGTTGTAGATGTTGTTGCCATATAGGTCTAATTATGTTGTTGTCAAGTTCCCCAACACATCAATTCGAATCAATCGCTCTTCATTATCTTTGAGCTAAATGATTTTGCAGACAAATTTGTTACAAGTGACGTTACACTAACAAGAGGAGGAAGCGGGACCGCTGCGGCGACGTCGACGGCCGCGCTTGCACCCGGCGGTGGTAATGAGCTTGCTGCTGCCAAAAGTACTTCTGATGCTGTATTCAATATGACAAGATTTGCAAGAATAGCAGATAAAGCACTTGCTAATTGATCCTGAAGTCCTGCTGCATCAATGATGACTCTTGTTGCTTGATTTCCATCACCTGATGTCACTGTGACATTTGATCCATCCAACACGATCCCAACAGCACTGGTGTCTGTTTCTGCTGATATCTTGATGTCTTTTCTTGCATGAAGTCTAATCTTGTCTGATCTTTCAACAATCGATGCACCTGAACCGAGATCAGTGCCAATCTTTATTCCAAAGCTAGAATCAGGATTCATGCCCATGGATGCATGAATCCTCGAGAGGTCATTTTTAAGATCTAGATTGCCCTCATCTACATTTCCATAGAACGTCTTGTCATTCTCGTTATATTGACGTGCATTCAAGAATTCATGCCCAGATGAAGTGTCAGATGTTTGACCTCGTCCTACAACAATGTCCACCATGCCTGTCTTTGGTGAATTTTGTCCTAGAGAAGAAGCACTGCCAAGTGTAATAAGTGAATTGTTTGATCCCTGTAAAGAGAAATCCGTGCTTATCGCAGAATATCTCGGAACGACTTCACCCTGGAATTCAGCTTTAATAGCATCAGAGTTATCGTAGACTGTCGTATATGAGATTCCAGCATCGCCGAAGTCGGGAAACAATTTAGCAGGCTGGTTTTTATCAGATGTCAAGTTAACGCTGAATGCGGATCGATCATTGTGGGTGTAATTAAGATCTTCTGCGATCAAATTCGACACCTTACGTGACATCCAGTATCCAATCTTTCCGCTGAACAGGACGAAGACCTGCTCACCTGGCTTGATCGGTGCTTTCATATGAGAAAAGAAAGGATAGAAGACACGCAAATCGACGCCCGTATGAGAGTCTAAGATCCTTCCAATAAATGACCCACGTGGCATATTCATCAATCGCTCGGGCGTTGTGAATGACATGTCGAGATCGATATATTTTTTTGAGATTGCGTCTGCTTCATCGTATGATTCAACAGGTCGTTTGAAATATTCGACAACAACTGCTGTGTAGATTCTTGACATCAATTCCATGATTTAATCTCTATCTTCAAAGCTGCCGATTTTGTCATAAATCGATGCAGTATCATTTTGTCGTGAGTCTTCTTTTACAATAAGCTCTGCAAGTTTCAAGATTTGATCGTTTGCTTTTGACATCCTTTCAATGTATTTCACAATGACAGGACCTAAAATATTGTGATTAGCAGAATTACCTTTTACTTGTATCAATACATCAGTGAACAAGATAGAAGCATTTTCACGATCTGTCGTGGCATTATTATAAATTTCTTG